CTTTTTCTTTTAGGTGTTCAGCTACTGAACGTGTAACTTCGTACTTCTGACCTGGCTTAAAGTTAAAGTTGTTTCCAGCTCCAAGGGTCATGTTTTCAATGTTCTCTACAACACGAATAACTACTGTGTCGTCCTGCTTACCTACCCGGTCTACTGTGTCAACGATAACTGTTTGACGGTCAGGCTTGGTAGCGTCAATAACTTGTGTTTCTGCCTTAATAGCAGCAGTTGCTGTTGCTAGTGACATTTCTTCAGCTCTCTTAGCTGTTTCATCTGAGAACTGGTCTGCTAGCTCATCACGGCTACGGCCTGTGACGTCTGTTGGTGATTTCTTTGTTGCCATTTGTATCCTCCGGGTTAGTAAATGAGTTTGTGTTGAGGCGGGGAGTTTCAAGGCTCCCCGCCCAACATTTAAGCTATTAAATTGTGATTAGTTGGTTTCTGCAATAACTACAGCCTGGTCAGTGATTAGACCAAGTCCGAAGATTGAGTACCAAGCAAGTGCGTGCTCACGACCGAAGTCTAGAATACCGCCATCGCGGAGTTCTACTGGAAGTGAGATTGCGTGACCGAATGCGTTATCTCCGATGAAGATAGATGCATAGCGGTCTGAACCACCGTTACCTGTCTTTGTAGCAGGTGTGATGTATCCACCACCAGCAGTAACTGTTGGGTTAGCAACTGTTGTGTCTGTTGTGTATGAAGCACCAGCACCGCCAGCGACCTTTAGGACCTGTGTGGTTTCGATGAATACGCAGTCGTATAGACGACCGATTTCACCTAGCATGAAGTTACCAGGTGCTGCGTACTTGGTTACTTCAATGAACTCTGGATTGTCACGTAGCTTACGTGACTGGTGTGGGTGAACGAAAGCAACATAGGTCTCACCAAGGCGAGGGATGTTCTTTGTTGCAAGGCTCTCTACTGCATCCTTCACAGTGTGAGGTGTCATGTAGTAAGTGCCTGTCATAGCAGCACGGTTTGCTGCGGTTGTTCCGTCAGCGTACCAAGCATTAACTGCTGTCTGGCCTGAGCGGTCTTCACCGTAGATTACTGATGTTGCTGCATAGAGTGTGTCGCGTGACAACTGGTCAAGATAGATTGCCATGTTACGACCAAGAAGACGTGAGGCTGAAGCCATTACGTCATCGAATGAAGCGTTCAATAGAAGCTCAGATACAGCAAGAGCATAACCATGCTCAGTTACTGTGATTGAGAACTGTTGCGCTGTAAGAGCGTTTGTCTGCATACGTACACCTTCGACAAGTGCTGAAGCAAAGCCGAGGTTGTTGTAACGCATGAAGTTGATTTGAAGACCAGGTGCAACACCTAGTTCAGTCTTCTTTACTGCGAACTGCTCAAAGCGAAGGATAGGCATTGCCTGGAACAAGATTTCCTTGGACCAGATTGTCTGAATCGCTTGAGTCAGCTGTGTGTTTGTACCTGAGTACGCTGTAGGTGCTGCGGCAAGATTGCCGGTACCCGTAATGCTTGATGCCATTTAAATTGACTCCTTGTCAATGGTATTGGATTTTTGGGTTATCCGAACAGTCCCTTTGTTTTCCCCTGAGCACTAGGGCTCAAGAGTCGGCCACGATATTTAGCGTATTCATCCATTGACATTGACGCAATATCTTGCGCCGTTAAGTTCTTTTGCTCCGAATTGGTATCCAAGGGTCCGGCTCCAGGAGGCAAGGTCGCCCTTGTTCCTGTCATTTCTCGACGTGCATTCTGCATTGCAGATTGCGCCGACTCGAGAATTCTAGTTGAGCGCTCTTTCAAGCTCTCTATGCTTGCATCAACTTCTTCCATAGTGTTTCCACTAATCAAGTCAACAAGCTCTGGCATGATGTTATCACGCTCAGCTTCGAGCTTCTGTGCTCGGTATGTCTGAAGTTCTGTGTATGTGCGTTCACGTTCTAGAAGTGCAAAAGCAGTTTCGCGTTCTTGACGCTCATGCTGCAGTTGTTCCTGCCATTCTTTTTCTTTCTTAGCAAGGAGGTCACGAACTTCTAGTTCAGACTCTTCCTTAGCTTTTTGTTCCTGAGTAATACGAGCTTGACGCTCTGATTCTTCAGTTGCAACTCGACTGGCTTCTTCTTCTCGACTGCGCTTCAATACATCGACTTCTTCCTTTAGCTTTTCAATCTGAGGATAAAGCTTTTCTTTTTCCTGAGAACGAACCTTAGCAAGGTCATCTTCTGTATAAAATTTTGTGTTTTGCGTACTAACAGTTGATGCATCAGCATCAGACATATTAATAACTGGTAGTACTCCTGCTTCGGCTGCGAAGGCCTCTGCGTTTACTTCTGCAGTATCCATTTTTACTTCCTTTTATCCTAGGGGTCGTTTTCCAATTTAATAACACATATGACCAAAC